CCAGGCGGTCACACAGGTAGGTCTCTGGGACTATCTGGCGAAGCCCTCGACCCCCGGACCCGATGGATTCATGTTCGCCTCGGACTTTGAACTCTCCGCCATCGCTGCGCGGATGATGTACAAGGGGCACAGCGGAGCCTCCTATGCGTGGTCCCTTCGGCAGATGGAGTACATTGCCAAGAGCGGGTGGGAGGCGTACGCCAATCGCGTTCGAGACCAGAAGGCGACCGAGCAGCTTCGCCATGAGGAAGCCCTGACCCGCATTCGGGCCCAGCGCGCGTGCCCGTGTCGCGCCGAGAAGGGCTTGACCTCGGGCTGGTGTGGAGTCGCAGGAGGGGGAGTTCCTGCGTGCGACCATTAAAAGGCAAGTCGGGAGGAAGAGGTAGATGCTGATTCCTCTCCCCTCCTACCTTCGTCAGCCTCCGGCGTACTTCCATACGCGAATTCTCGTCGGTCCTGGCGCGTTTCTCACCCAACGCTTCGTCCGGGATCGCGGGATCTCTCACGTCATCAATTGTGCCTTTCCGGGGGATAGCCCCGAGTGGTTTCAGAAGGCTCACCCCGACCGCTATGTCTGCCTGTCTGCGCTGGACTCGTCCCACCACAACATTTTAGACTGGTATCCTCGGTTCGAACAGGTCCTGCACTCGTTTTTGCGATCGCCTCCTGGCGGGATTGTCTACGTCCACTGTCAGGCCGGAATGAATCGCAGTGCGTACCTTGCGCTAGCCTACGTCTGCACGCGCTTCCATCTCGACGGTGAGGGAACGCTCGAGGCTGTCAAACGCCAACGACCCTGCATGTTTCAAAATCAGGTCTACAGAGGACAGGTGTTGAGCTTCATAAATGGATGTCTTTCGCGTACGGAAGATCCGAGAGGCTCCCTCGGGGGGACAGACAACCGGAACGCTGGACTCTGTGCATCGGGAGGTGGTTCAGACCTTGCGCGACTTGACGTCGACACAGGGCGAGCGCCAGACTGACCTTACACGCCTTCGTGAGGAGATTTCGGAGCTCTATGCATCGAATTCGTTGGAGTCTGTTGTCGAAGCCACGCATCTCCAGGCAACCGCCCGTGAGCTTGAACTCGATCTTGAGCACTCGAATCCTGTTGAAGACTACTATCTGAAAAATATGGACATCCTGCTCGACTACTACAAGAAGCAGGACCCGACCAGTGCACCCGCCCCGACGTCTCTTCGCGACTCGACGACGATTCTCAAGTTTTTCGCAAATGCCGCTCCTGGAGACGTGGGTCCAACTCGGAAGCAGATGTACGATGCCTACATTCACCGCATGAAGCTCTCCTCGGGTCCCGAGATGACCCAGCAGATGACCGAGCATTGCTTGTCGTGCAACGTGGCCCGCGAAGAGATTAGCTCAGAAGGAATTCTCGTCTGCCCCAAGTGTGGTTCAGAAGAGTATGCCTTGGTGGTCTCGGACTTCCCGAGTTTCCGCGATCCGCCCAAGGAGCGGAACAACTACGCGTACAAAAAGATCAACCATCTCAATGAGATCCTCAATCAGTTTCAGGCGAAGGAGTCCACCATCATTCCCGAGGACGTGATGAACGAGGTCATTCTCGAGCTTCGCAAGCGTCGCATCACGAACGTCGCAGACCTGTCCGAGGAAGACATACGCCAGATCCTGAAGAAGCTCGGTCGCTCCAAGTACTACGAACACCGGACCCATATCCTCAGTCGCCTGAACGGGAATCCACCGCCGACGATCACGCCGGAGATCGAGGAGAAAATCCGAGCGATGTTCCAGGAAATCCAGGCTCCGTTCCTGCTGTACTGCCCCGATGACCGAACCAATTTCCTCAGCTACTCGTACATCCTCTACAAGTTCTTCGAGCTGCTGGAGCTGGATGAGTACAAGGTCTACTTTCCGTTGCTCAAGAGCCGCGACCGTCTGATCGCCCACGACCAGATTTGGAAGAAGATTTGTGACTACCTGCAGTGGGAGTTCATTAGCAGTGTTTAGGGATACGCGACCCATAGTAAGACGTGAAAAATACTATACCGAACCCAGTTCTATTTGTCTAAAAACGGACTTTCGGATACCGCGAGAGATGCATCCAATGGACATCCGTGCGTTCTTCGGACACATTACCCCCCGGAAGTCGCCCCTGCGCTATCCGGGCGGAAAAACCCGCGCAGTCTCACTTCTGGCGAATACACTCCGAACCGAATACCCAGGACGCCATGTCCTTCTCTCGCCTTTCCTCGGAGGGGGAAGCTTCGAACTTAGTCGCATGGATGCGGGCTACCGGGTCCACGCGAACGACCTATTTGGTCCTCTCTTCACCTTCTGGTCTATCCTAAAGTCCCGTCCAGCCGAGCTTCAAGCCGCCGTCCGAGCCGCATGTCCGGTCTCCAAGGAGCAATTCCTTCGCTATCGCACGGAGATCCTGACGTACACGGACCCGCTCCAGATTGCGACGGCATACTTCCTCGTGAACCGATGCTCGTTCAGCGGCGCAACATTCTGTGGGGGCTATTCTCGTGAATCCGCAGAGAAGCGGATGACGACCTCCGCGATAGACCGTCTGGCGCTAAACCTCTCGGGGCTCATACTGACGAACCTCGATGCGTGCGCGTTCCTCCGCGCCCACCCCGAAACTCCAGACACTGTTGTCTATGCGGATCCACCCTACTGGATTGATTCGTACCTCTATGGAAAAGATGGAGACATGCATGAAGGGTTTGACCACGCAGCGTTCGCGGCAGTGCTAAAAGGACGCCGGGATTGGGTCCTATCCTACAACGACTGTCCTGCGATTCGGGAGCTCTACGCAGACTGTCGGATTCTAGAAGTCTCGTGGGCATATGGGATGGACAATGGGAAGAAGGGGTCCTCTGAGCTTCTTATTCTTCCGGGAACGAGCTGAAGATACAGACCGGCGTCGGAGGGAGGCTCCGCGCCTTGTAATTGATATCCACGACCACATCGGTGGGGGCACGTGTCCCATCCGGTAGCTTGCGTTTGTGTTTGGATGTGCGAATTCGCAACGTCAAGGGGCACAGGAACATGGGAACGCCCAACCCAAGGATATCCTCTCCCGTGTGGTACACTCCGCGCCCCTCGACGACAATATAGTGGGTTCCCTTGGCGGCATAGTACTGAGCGGCTGCGCCCGAGTCCACGGGCAGACGAATGTCGCGGAACCGTGCCGCCTCCTCAGGAGTCCACGACTGGACGCACTCCGTTAGGAATGTCGGAAGGGCGCCCTCAAAGGGGACCACATCTCCCAATAGGATCTTATGGAGACCGTCCTCTGGAAGCACCAGCCGTCCGTCCACAAGCGTCATCTTCCGAGACCCCGCCTCAAAGGCATTCCTGCGCTTACACTCCCATCCCACCGCAAGACTGGTCCAGGTCGTGGGGACATCGGTTCCATCTCCCGCGCCGGCTATGGGTGCAACGGTGAACGGCATCCTGCGATACATGAGCGTGCGAAGACGCTCGGCAACCTGCCGCTCAAAGGCTTGTCCGCTCCCGAAAGGCGTCCTACGCGAGGGTTCAAAGAAACGGCGGATGTCCATTATGAAAGACTACGTCGTGTGTGTATTTGTAGGCACTCGTTTCTTCAGGACGAAGGGGCACAACCCTTTTCCTCGGGGCGAACCGATCCGTTTTCAGCAGGTCTTACGCGGAATCGTAGCCATCGCGATTGCTGTAATGGAATCCAGTGCGGTCGCGATTGCCCGTCCACCGCGAGATATAGGGCTCGTCTGAGTCAGGACGGTCTCGCTCTTGGAAGCTGGGGATCGGGTCCTCGCTTGGGCTCGCCAGGCACATCACCGTCTCAATGGGGTCGCCGAAGAACTGAAGATACGCTTCAGCCCGCCGGCGCGTCACCATGGCATACTCCATGATGAAGTCGACAGAGATGGGGTCGAGTCCCTCATGCGGAACCTCCTCAATCGGACGGGCGTTCATGCGGCCTTGAAGGTGCTCGCGAAGGGCTCGCCTCCACGCCCCAGGTCGCCCCATCAGGCTGTCGAGCATGAAATTACGCCCAGCTCCCGGAGTCGCACTCAGCATGGCTTGAATCCGAGCGGACGTACTCGCATCTCGGTCAAAGGGAATGACCAGCTCCGTTTGCCAGTTGCCCATCGATTCGGGTCCACTCCAATCGGGCGTCTCGGTCTCTGTGAACGCCTGACGGCACATCGGACACGATGACTTGGTCTTCGACCAGGTCGCGAGGCACGCAAAGTGAAAGTGGTGTCCACACGACGTCCGCACCGAGCTTGTGGTCGCCTCAATTGCAGCGAGACAGATACAGCAGTCCATGATGAAGTAGGCTGAAGGAGCCTTGGGGTCGTCCGTTTTTGTCGCTCTAAGATAAATGGCCCCCTTCGATGCGAACATCATCGTCCCTGTGATCCTCTTCATCATCCTCACCCCCGGTCTCCTTCTCGCGATCCCCGCGGGCTCGAGCAAGACCGTCCAGACCCTCACCCACGCCGTCGTCTTCGGTGCGGTCTACTGGACGCTCCGGTCTGTCTTCCCGCAGTATTATTAGGACGTGAGCACAATCGTCTCGGGTCCATCCTCTGAGAGATCGTCGTCCTCTCGCTGGAGGAAATAGGTATAGAAGACCTCGCTCCAGACCTTGTCCTTCCACTCGTAGACGCCATCCTTGTTCAGGACGATCATGTCCTTAATATCCAGGGGCACATCGAGGAGCTTGTGACGCTCGGCATACTGACGGTTCTTGCGAGAGCCGTGGTAGAGGTGGAAGACATCGCCAGGGCACATTGCAATTCGAGGTGCAGGGAGCTTGCGATAGGAGGCATAGGACTTCTTCATCGCAAGCGGGAGAGACTTGAAATTGGCGCGGAACTCCTTGTTGAGCCACTTGGCCGACGAGAGCGTATCTCCGCTGCCCGAGACAGCCCAATCATAGAAGCCTACTTCGCGGTACCACTCGCGACGGAAGGCCCAGGCGAATCCGGGGTGATACTTGAAGTCCCAATAGGGTCCCTCGATGCCGACGGCAGACGGCCGACGCATCTCCGACTTGGTATACGTGAGGTCGAGCCACGTGGCGTTCGAAAAGGGGTGGACGACGTCATGGGTGTCCAGGAGCTTCGACGTCTCGCTGTACCACTTGTCGTCGGCGAAGACAACGTCTGCATCGAGGAAGGCGATCTTCTTGTACTTGCGAGGAATGCGCTGCTCGAGGAGACGGCAGAGACGCTCCTTGTGGAACATGTAGGAGTCTCCGTGGACATGGAAGGCTTTCTTCAATTCAGGCTCACGGTCGCCAAAGACAAGCTCGAGCGTGAAGACGGGGAGACCCTTGGTCTTGTAGAGGTTTTGGACATAGAGGGCATTCATCACCATACGCTTTGAACCGGCCGGGTTGAAAAAGACAAACCCGATGGCCATATCGCGCGACTGCGAGGCACCCATTGTGTGTTCAACCGAAGTTCCTTGGCCGAGTTAAAACGGAGCGTCTGTCCAGGCATGGGTCTCCCGAGACAGACGCCCTCATGGACGCGAAGGCCAAGCTCAGTGGAAAAGACAAGCCCACACTGCGGGCATTCGTTCATCGGGATTGGGTCCATTTACAAGGTCGAGGCTTCGAACTCGTAAATGAGCTATGTGCGGGCAGGGCAACTCGCAACCGCCATTCGCTTCAAGGAGTATCTCCTCGGACGCGACATCCAATCCCGGAGGGTCCTTCTGGACTTCTTCATCAAGTGGACCCTTCAGCAAGGCGGGATGCCCGAGATTGTGGCTTGGTTTCGGAGGCTGGAGGTCATCAACCCGATCCTGAATACCATGCACTCGGACGTCCACTGGGACGAACTCCTTCTGGCCTTCTCCCACGATAGCGACTTCCTTCAGATGATGGAGATG